GAGGACTGGAAGTTAGGTGGAGTAGATAGTGCTGGTTTTTGGTCTAGGTGGTACCTATGGAGTTATCCCACATTTGGGGGTGTCCGTAGATTTATGAAAAAAAAGTATAGTATAACTATAGTATGAATACACTTGTTCCTATATTATTGATATTATTTCTAATTTTCATATCAGTGTCAGGATATTTACTTTACGAAAAATGGGATAAAGCGCGCAAAGAACGTAAGCGAATCAAAGACTGGGAAGATAAGGTTAACGGTAAAGAGATATTCTTTTTTGCTGATTGTGATTACAAAACGCGCATTCTAACGGAGAATCCTATTATAATTACAAAACCTATGAGTTCTAGATATACGTTTGATAAATCCATAAAGTCTATGATTTTACCATCGGGTGCTAAAGTTAAAGGATATAAGGATGATACGTATTCGGTCAGTATTACACACGGGGGACCGAAGGTGATGAGATGTATTCCAAACTCACATGAACCATTCAGATATGTCATTATATCAGACATTTAAGTTCATCAATTTTTTCAAAAAAGAGAATCATGATTTCCAAAGTTTTATAGTTATTTTCTCCTAGGAAACTTTCAATTACATCATCCAATCCAGTGAAAAACCCAGTTAATTTAAGCTCTTCTTCTTCTTGTTCCGTAAACGATTCAAGTTTATACATATAGTGTGACAATAGTGTTCGAACTTCATCAATATTTTCACCCTTCCAATTTTCAAGCATACTTTTGATCTCTTGTAAGTTAAATTCCTTTACGAGTGCATCGGATACACATCGTTTTGAAATCAGAAGTAGGTCTTTACCGGTATCCCCACCTATGTATTCTCTAAATATACTTTCAATAGGTTTCATACCTCGTATGGTAAATACGGGTTCGAAACTTGATGCATAGTAAGCTTTGGAAAAGTCGTTTATAGTTGATATGACGCTTTTAGCAGTCATCTTATCATCTTCCCAATCTCTTGGTAATTGTTTTAGATCACGCAGTCTAAACTTTTTTATGACGTATGGTTCTGTCCGCGGAATTAATCCGAATTTAAATAAACAAAGTGCAACAAGTGGCACAATCATATTACAAACTAATTCTAATTCTTTATACTTAAAAATTGTTTGAAAGTTGTTATATAGTTGTTTTCTATAAGTTTTGCGTAATCATATTCATCGTCATTCATATCATCGTATGACAAATATGCTTCACTGAATACTCGTTTAATAGTTATATCTACATTATCCAAGTAAAGAAAAAATTCAGATAGTTCATTGTCAGACATGGTATCCAATTCTAAATCAAATTTGTAATCAGAGAACCAATGTCTCGGTGCACCAACTGCATTTGTATCATATACAAGTAACCTTTTTGAAATAAATTCTTCAACTATTCCAAATGGTTGTAGACCGATTTCATCAGACAGATAAGATGAGGCCATCAAAGTATGAATGCCTCCACTTATCTTGCGAAGAAAGTTTTTTTTGATGTCGGTAATTGTGACTGACATTTTGTCTTAAAATATAAATTCTATCCACAACTTAGGTATTTAAAGTTTTTATTTGAATACTACTTATGACTGAATTCAAAGACGATTTACACGAAACAAATAAACTTATTCGAGAAGTTATTCTTCCCCACATGGTCAAGCTTGAGATGGAGATTGCATCCTTACGTAAACATGTATGGCCCTACGTCCAGGCGAGAAAGGAACAGTTTATACTTAGTGATCTTGAATCAAAACGAGATTTTTTAAAATTTTTGGATGAAGATACAGTTTTGGAGTTATTGAAACTAAAGGCAAAAATATCATCATCGAGTTTTGAACTACATAAAAGAGAATATGATCTTACAAAAAATTTTTGTTAGTATATATTAAAAAATGAAACCTGCTCTCGCCATCACATTACTCCTTTTGGCTATGATGTCGTCTGGCGTTGCAGCCTTAATTGTTTTTGCTTCCAAGGATGACGAGTCAAATGCTTCCAGTGCGGGTCCCAGTGCGGGTCCCAGTGCGGGTCCCAGTGCGGGTCCCAGTGCGGACCCTGCACCCGTAGAAGAACCATCCCCAGACAGTGAAGATACCCCTACCACGGAGGGATACAAAATTAAGTATTCGGAATTTTAAATATGTGTATACAATAAATGCTTCCTATCTTAATGATTCCCGGGGTTTCTGATCTCCTTCCATCTATCCCAGGTATGGATTTACTACCAACTACTTCAGAGATGTATAATGTGAAGACACCCCTGCGTCTTTCGACAATTGGTTCATTTGTTTGTTGTATGTTTATGTTTGTCAATGTGATTCAAAAGTTGGGTCCTCTCCCCAAGGGTCCACCACCAATGATGGCGATGCTCCTAGGTGCTTGTGTGTGTTCTATATTTTCAACGGGACGTATAGGCTTTGATATCAAGAGGCGCCTTGCCCCTAAAAAGGAATAAAGAAGTCGGTACTGTGAATAGTAAATGGTTGCAAAAGAGGAAAAAGACGTTTCATCAAGTCGTCTGACATACGACCAGCGTGAAGACATGTACTTGAAGGGTAAACAAGATGCAATGAATAAAGCTCTCGGGGGTGAGAGGGTTCGCTACACGAGCGCTGGGGACTCTGAAAAGTTTGTTACATTCCTGGAAGGTCGTTTAGAGATTTGGGACGAGCTGAAGGATAAAACCTTCCATGGTACAAGGATGTACGAGAAGACTAAGGAAATCCTCGAGTCAAAAAGATTTGGGGTTGAATAGAAAATAAAGAAAATTCAGTGTGTGTACACTCGCGTAAAATTGGTACTTTGATATTACCAATTTTACGAGACAGTTTTGCTTTTCGCTTAGACATTATCTAAAATTTTAGAGGTGTTAGTCTCACTTAGGTTTAATTACCGAAAGCGACACCAGCCATACCATTCTTGATACGGAGGATATTGTAGTTCACTGCATACACTCTGTGAAGTTGGTTGCCACCCGTGGGTCCGGTGACAGTCAATTTTGCGTTATCGATACGGGAGAAGTTGAGAGTACCAGTGGGTTGCATCTTGCTCAAGTTGAGACAGAATGGCCATGTAAAGGTTGGGAGATCTTCGAGAACGTCGTCTGGGAGATCTGTACTATGCATTTCGGGAACGACTGTGTGATGATAGACATTCGATGTTTCCTCGAAAAGAGCTACACCGTTAATGTAGAGAGAGGATTTTTGAAATGTGAATTCGGTGTCCCAATCATTACCCGCTGCCTGACCAGAAACGAGGTGGAGAGACTTCACTGGATGATTGAAGTAGCTTAAATCCATTTCGGTATCTGTTTTAGAGGATGGTTGATATTGTGTTTGGGTGATGAGAAGTTCGTGTTCGTTATCTGTGAAATACTTACGCTCATCTGTGTCGAGGTAAATGTAGTTACCATAGATTTTGGGGGCAGTCACGGGGTTGAAACCGTCGCGGCACTTGATACGAATCTCTACATCGTGGTACTGGAGACCTACGAGGGGGAGTGCCTTGGTCCAATCTTCACCAAAGAAGAAGGGAATCATGAAGTGGTCACCACCGTGGTTAGATTTAATGGTATTCGTAGTCACAGTTGACGAAGCCTTAGCCGCATTATCCCGGAGGAGGGGGTTGTGAACACCTTGAATGAAGAGGGAATCAAGTTGGGTTACCTTCTGTCCACCAATCCAAAGAGCAAATTCTGTGGGGTTCGAAGCGTTATTAGAGTACAGCCCAGTAGTGTTATTGGCTATAGCGGAGATACCGGGGTTTTCGATCCAAATGTAGCTCATGAGGTCACCCTTGGAGCGGATAGGAACGACAACTTCATTATTGGAACCGAATGTACCAATGAAGTCTAAGCGTTCTGGTTTCATAGCGAAATTTGTGTATCGCTTATAGTTCTGACGGAAGAAACTGACCTGGGGGTCACCTGTGATGTATACATCCTGGGCTCCCACCGACACGAGCTCAATCAAAGCTGCTGACATTTATTAATAAATGATATTAAAAATTCGGCTCAATGTAAACATATGGTGGTATTCCAGGCACTAACCTGGGAAGCGAGGGATTCTGAAGAAGAACATTTGGTAAGTATTTTTGGTAAAACTGAGGATGGTAAATCTGTATGTGTGACTACATCATTTACTCCTTACTTCTTCATCAAACTTGACTTGAAAACCTCAAAGCAGAAGATTCAAGAGATTTACAATACGATCGATAAGAAGTGCCCTGAATGTGTACTCTGTTATTCTATGATGAAGTCGAAGGATGTTTGGGGCTTCCAAAACAATGAGGAGTTTATGTTTATGAAGGTGGACTTTGTAAATCTTCAAATGAGACGCCGGGTGGATTCGTTTCTAAAGCGACCACTCGAGCTCTCGTCTGGTTTTTTTAAAGCTAAAGTCTTCGAGTCTAACTTGGACCCCGTCCTCCGGCTGATGCATAGAACTGGAATTCAATCTACTGGGTGGTTAGAGACTGGTGATAATTGTATTCGTTCTCATTTAGCCCGTGTTGATACTGATTTGTTCTGTAATGATTGGACTACACTTAAACCTGTGGCGAGGGATGATATCGCACCATTTGTCGTAGCATCTTTTGATATAGAGTGTAACAGTTCTACTGGTAAGTTCCCAGATGCGGATGTTACAGATGATGCGTGTTTCCAAATTGCAGTGTCATTGTGTACGTTTGGTAGTGATGAACCCTATGAACGGGTGTGTTTATGTTACAAACAAACTGATGGTCCTGATACTATTAGTTTTGATACAGAAAAGGAGATGCTTGAAGCATTCCAAAAATATATCCATGAAAAGGACATTGACATTTTCACAGGTTGGAATATATTTGGTTTTGATCTTGAGTATATTTACAAGAGGGCCTTTGTCGTTGGATGTGACCCAGAATTTTTCAAAATGGGAAAACTGAAGTCCCAGGAATGTGAACTTTTAATCAAGAAATTGAGTTCGAGTGCACTTGGTGACAATCTCTTGAAACTTCTTCCAATGTCTGGGCGTTTTATATTTGATATGTTCCACGAGGTCAAGAAGGGTTACAAGTTGGATTCATACAGTCTCAATAATGTTTCAAAATTGTACATCGGGGACCAAAAGATTGATATGCCCCCAAGGGAGATGTTTGCTCGTTACCGGGAAGGTGACCCCGTAAAATTAGGTGAAGTTGCTGAGTATTGTATCAAAGATACCCTGCTGCCCCACAAGTTGATGAAGAAGATGTGCATTCTCCTAAACCTTCTGGAGATGGCCAAAGCTACATGGGTTCCAATGTGTTTCCTGGTTGAGAGGGGTCAACAGATTAAGGTGTTCAGTCAATTGACGAAAAAGGCACGGGAGCTTGGTTTCATGGTTCCAACCATCCGTTATGGTACTGTAACATCCGATCCCTATGAGGGTGCTACAGTCCTCGAGGCACAAAAGGGTGCATACTATACACCTATCACAGCCTTAGATTTTGAAGCTCTGTATCCGTCTATCATGATGGCACACAATCTGTGTTATTCATCTTGGGTTATGAATGAAAAGGAGTATGGGAACATTCCTGGAATTACCTACGAAACATTCAATGTCGGTGAAAAGACCTATAAATTTGCTCAAGATGTACCAAGTCTTTTACCGAGTATTCTTTTAGAACTCAAACAGTTTCGTAAAAAGGCCAAGAAGGATATGGCTACCGCGACGGGCTACATGAAGGAAGTATACAATGGTAAACAATTGGCTTATAAGGTTTCAATGAACTCGGTGTATGGTTTCACTGGGGCCGGGAAAGGTATTCTCCCCTGTGTACCGATTGCATCTACAACGACGTGTAAGGGTCGAATGATGATCGAAGAGACGAAAACCTACGTAGAGAAGAACTTTCCCGGTGCAAAGGTGAGGTATGGGGACACGGATTCAGTCATGGTTGAGTTCGATGTTGGTGACCGGAAGGGGGTTGAGGCTGTTGAATATAGTTGGGAAATTGGCGAACGTGCCGCAGAGGAGTGTAGTGCCCTCTTCAAAAAGCCGAACAACTTGGAGCTTGAGAAGGTGTACTGGCCTTACTTTTTGTATTCTAAAAAGCGATACGCCGCCAAGTTGTGGACCAAGGGAAAGGATGACCAGATGCATATGGACTATATTGACATCAAGGGTCTCCAGGTTGTCCGCCGCGACAACACACCTCACGTCCGCGAGGTGTGCAAAGAGTTGTTGGATGTAGTCCTCACGTCGAGCGACCCTGGTCCACCAACGGAGTTGGCTCGAGAAAGAGCTATAGAACTTCTATCTGGTGATGTTCCAAATGAAAAACTTATACTCAGCCAGGGTCTTTCGGATTCCTACAAAGTCAGTGGAAAATCAGTTTCTATCAACAGCGATGAAAGTGTGGGGATTAATCAGGCTCATGTCCAAGTGGTTGTAAAAATGCGAGAACGTAAACCCGGTTCAGAGCCCCAATCTGGTGACCGTGTTCCCTATCTCCTCACTAATACAGGTGATCGGAAGGCCAAAGCATTTGAAAAGTCTGAGGATCCCAAGTTTGTGGAGGAGAATAACATACCGGTAGATTATCATTACTACTTTGAAAATAAATTTTTGAATCCGGTGTGTGATCTTCTAGACCCCTTGTTCGAAAACACTAAACAGGAAATTTTCGGTGAAATCATTGACCAACACAAACCCCCGAAGAAAAAGAGAGAACCTGCATTGAGTACAATGAAAAAGGACCAACTCGTAGAGGAGTGTAAACGATTAGGTTTAGATGAGACGGGTAAACTTGTCGACCTGAGGGGAAGATTGAAGGAGGCGAGGTTAAAGAGGGAGGAAAGTATTGAAGACATATTTAAAAACTATGCACAATCTAATATATAGGATGAATATACAAGATAGATTAATTGAACTTATTGATGAAGATTTGAATCAAAGATTGAACTTGATAATGAATGATTATGTCACAATAATTTCTAAAAAACATGGCATTCCCATGGAACTACTTTTAAGAGACGTACCCAAGACAAGTTCTATATCTCTTTGTAGGGGTACAAAGTCCAATGGACAGAGGTGTACGAGAAAGGGAGCCAATAATGGATATTGTGGACATCATGCACACCAAGGAGAACGTATTAAACAACGATTGTTACCGAGTTCAAACATACATACACATGGCCCTGAGAAAATGTTCGTTAGGGGGTGTCCAGGGTGTCAGTCTCCAAACGAACTTATAGATTTGGATTGTATATTAAATAATGAGCAAATCTGATATTCTACTATCATCCATAAATACATTTTACACCGACGAAAAGAATAAAACTAAACTTTTAAATATTCTCGATAAAACATCTGGTATATCACTCCGAAATTTGGAGTGGTTTATCACCAACTATTCAAAAAAAAATAACACTTCCTATACAACCAAAGATGGAAAGTTCTTCACTGTCCACTGTGCATATAAATCCAGTCTCGATGGATACAGTAAAAAACTATTCGACCCGTTTTGCAGATCCCAAAAGTTCGGGTACACCGTTCCCGGAACATCTCATGAAATTCAAACGACTTTGGCACAGTTAAATTTCATCAAATGGTGTATCAAGAATAATATTATAGACTATATCAGTGACAATCGTTCCTTCCTATTTAATAAGCAATTGACATGAATCCACCTTCAAATGTGAACGTCTGATATCCCGTATAGTACATATGTAGAGAATATGTCTTTGTAGCTATATCAACTAGAGAACCTGGTGATGTATTTAGGGTCACCTCTATATTTGTTTTATCTGACTGTATTTGACTAAAGTCCAAGTTCCCCGATGGTTCCACATTAACCGGATTCATCGAGAAGCTATACGTGTAGATATTTCTATACGGTCTCGCCAATCTATTTTTACTTGGTATCAGATACTTGTAGTAATTATGATTTGTATTTGAAACATTGGGTAATTTTTTTCCATTGATGTAGAAACTTGCACTCTCCATAATTGGGTTAAAAAATGTTTGTAATTGATCGAAATTTACATTGGAAGAAAGGTTAAATCTATTTTGACTGTAGTAGTTTTCTTCAGGGTCTCCCAAAGGTACACCCACAGATATATTTTCATTTTCAAAATCTGTGTTCCTCAAAAACCAGTGAATACACTTTACGGGAATATTTGGAACTAGGTTGTTTTTAATGATGTTCGTATTAAGTTCACTCACCTCTGTAGGATGTTTTCTTACCAAATCTGTGACTAGTGTATGTTTTCCATTTTTTAAATAAAGTCTTTCTTCCGCACTTACAGTAATTTCTTCGGTTATCAAATTGAACGAACTCAATTGCAGGGTGTCTGTTGTTTCTGTGAAGAATGTTTGTTCATGAAACTCTAATTCAAATTCAATTTTTTGGCGAAATGCTGCACATACCGGGAAGTATGGGCGATTTGGTTTATTTGAGGAATATTCATCACTGGCATATTTCCTCGAAAAGAAAAAGTGGAGGGGTATAACTAAATCTGAATTAGAACGAGCGATAGTGGCATTTTGTGTAGATTCGTCATATCCTAAACCTCTATTTACAAGAAATCTATTGGCTACCTTTTCAGACATCTCTAAGTACAACTCATCATATATGATTCCCCAATCATCGTGAATCTTTTCAACCTCGATGTCATCCACAAACATTGTGACACTTTTGAGTAAATGTCTACCCAATTGGTCCGCATAGTTTCCATCTGTGATACCGGGCATGGTCACACTCAACCACATATTACTCAAGAGGTCCCCCATATTGGTTGGACTAAATTGAACTTTAATAGTCTGTCCGAATGGCCAATTACCAATTTGTCCAGGATTTAAAACATCTTTAACTCTATGGTACTTCCGAAACTCTGAGTGTTGTTTGGGTGATGTATAATTAAAGAAGGAGTCTTCTGGGTCTTTGGAAAGTAGGTACGTATCCTGCTTTCCAATAGCTTTTAGGGAAATCTTAGCGGCTTCACCCATGCTTACTATTGTTTATATATTTTTAATATCCATTTTCCACATTGTGAGGTGACTGGTTTTCATTATACGCTCCAAATCTTCGTTCGCGTCTTTAGCCTCCTTGAGGAGGGAGGCCACAGACTCCTCGGTATACTGCACCGTCTTGATGTTGAGGAGGTAGTCGTAGTTTCCCTCAATTTTTGGGAACGTTTGGGACATCTCAGCCTCCAAGTCCTTCTTCTTTTTCTTGAACACCACAAGGTCCCCTTCTATGACCATGGAGACAAACTTCGACTTGTGGCTACACATCGCAGCTTTCTTCTGTAACACATCTACAAGGTGTGCTTTTCGCTTCTTGTAGTGTTCCAAACGGAGTTCCACAAAGTCTTTGAGAATCTCTTCAGCATTCGCATACTTGTGGATGCCCCGAGTTGGGTGGAAGAGGTGCATGTTCGATGTGTGGAATGTCTTCTTCATCTTGAGGTCCTTCACCAAGTCCTTCCCAGTGTAGCCAAAAATCTCAAAATCCACATCCTCCGTGGTGCTGTTGTTCGTGTAGCTGTTGATCATCTTCTTTTCCACAAGTGTGTCCAGGTACTCCTTATAGTCCTGGGTCCACCTCCCGGGTGGAAGCTCAGTGACTTTGAGTCTGGAACCGGTGTCCCTGTAAATACCCTCTGTGATCCATAGACCGGCGTCATCCTTGTAGACCCGTCCCTTGAAACCCCTAAACCATGGTTTCATCTCGATAAGGTCTTCACCTTCCAAAGTTCTCTTGATGTTCTCCTTGATATCTTCGGGGTTGAATGGAGGTACGTAGCAACTGAAACCCGTACCGATACCCTCCGTTCCATTCACCAGAACCATAGGTAAGGTGGGCATGTAAAAGTCTGGTTCGATGGGGCGTCCATCATCGTCGAGGTAGTTGAGAACTGCATCATCCTTGGGATCGAAGAGTTTCCGGGCCTCTTTGGTCAACTTGGTGAAGATGTACCTCGTCTGGGATGCATCCTTCCCACCCATCAACCTGGTTCCGAACTGACCACATGGTTCGAGGAGGTTGATGTTGTTGGATCCAGTGTAGTCGTTCGCCAACT